TCTGCTAAACGACGACGAAGTGTTAGCAACAATTGATAGTCCAGAGGACATCTTGCATGAGTTTTAATCATAGAAAGGAGTAACTATGCCAGACACAGAAGAACAAATAAAGACAGTAGATATAGATACATCGGGACCCGATGCGACTGTAGATATTGAAGAAGCAAAAGATGAATCCGTTGTTGAAACGGATGGAACGGAAAAAGAAACAGGAACAGATAAATCATTTGAAAATGAAAGAGAAACAAAGTTAGAAGAACAAAAAAATGACGGAGAATTAGAAGACTACAGCAAAGGTGTACAATCTCGTATTGCAAAATTAACTCGTAAGATGAGAGAAGCAGAAAGAAGAGAACAAGCTGCTTTAGATTATGCTAAAGGTGTAGAAGAAAAAAGACAAATTCTAGAAAGAAGGTTTGAAAAAACCGATTCTGAATATGTTAAAAAATTTGAGACTAGTATTAGTTCAGGTTTAGAAGCAGCGCAAAAAGAATTAGCGTCAGCGATTGAATCTGGTGATGCTCAAGCTCAAGTTGAAGCGAACAAAAGAATTGCTACACTCGCTTTTGAGAATGCAAAACTAGAGCAAGCTAAAGCTGGCAGAGAAGAACAACAGGCTGAGAAACCTGTAACTTTATCTCAACCACCAGTTCAAACACAACAAATGGAAGATCCTATTAATCCGGATCCTAAAGCTGAAGCATGGGCTAGTAATAACTCATGGTTTGGTACTGATAAAGCAATGACTTACACTGCTTTTGAAATACATAAGGATTTAACGGAAAAAGAAGGATATGATCCTAACTCAAACGAGTATTATGCAGAAGTTGATAGAAGGATTAAAGTTGACTTTCCGCATAAATTTGGTACTACTAAAACTAAGCAATCGGCCGCCCCTGTTCAGACAGTGGCTTCAGCTAATAGAAGCGTAAAGCCTGGTCGCAAAACTGTGAGACTCACATCTTCACAGGTAGCAATAGCTAAAAAATTAGGTGTGCCACTCGAAGAGTACGCAAAACAATTGAAACACACGAAGGAAGGAGCGTAAAATGGAAAAAGAAAAAGAAAATACTTCTCGTGCGAGCCAAACACGGTCAAAGTCTGAACGACCAAAAGTGTGGGTTCCACCATCATCTCTAGATGCACCCCCTGCACCTGATGGATTCAGGTATAGATGGATAAGAGCTGAAGTAGTAGGCTTTCAAGATACTAAAAATATAACTTCACGTTTAAGAGAAGGTTATGAATTAGTTAGATCTGAAGAAGTTGAAAATGCAAGCGATTATCCTACCGTCGAAGACGGGAAATACAAGGGAGTGATTGGGGTTGGTGGCCTTCTACTTGCGAAGGTACCTGAAGAGATCGCCGAGCAACGTCAACAGTATATGTCTGATAGACATAAAGAACGTAACGAAGCCGTAAACAACGACCTTATGAGGGAGCAGGATAATAGAATGCCTATCAACGTTGATAGACAATCTCGTGTAACCTTCGGTGGTACTAAAAAGTAATTTTTACATCACTGAATTAAATCAATCGTACTGGAGGCCCTTAGGGGCAGGTACATAAGGAGTAATAACTATGGCAAATAGACAAGAAATAGGTTTTGGTTTTACTGCAGCAGGAACGCTTGGTCAAACACCAGCGACTTCTGGTCAAGGTAAATACAAAATCGATGCAGGTTATGGTACTACTATATACAATAGCGGAATGGTTAAATCTGCTGCTGGTTACATTGTGGACGGTCAAACGGCTGCTGCATCTGTAATCGGAGCGCTTAACGGAATATTCTATAATGCGGCTACAACTTTGAAGCCTACATTTGCGAATTTCTACAAAGCAACTATTACACCAGCAAACAGTGAAGACATCACTGCTTTTGTATTCGATAACCCACAACAACAATATGTATGCGCAACAGATGCAGCAGTAGCCCAAGCGGGTTTCTTAGAAACTTATGATATGAATTCATCAGCAGGTGATGATATCAACGGTAGATCTAGAGGAACTTTAGACATTGGTGTTACAGGTAATGACGACAAATCACTAAGACTTTTAAGAGTAGCAGAAGATCCTGAAAATGAGGATATTGCATCTACTCTATGCTCAGTGGTTGTTTGTTTAAATCTGATTGAGCTTCAAACGTAAAGCTAGAATAGGAGAACAATAATGGCAATATCACGATCACAACTAGTTAAAGAACTAGAGCCAGGTTTGAACGCACTGTTCGGCTTGGAATATAAACGTTATGAAAATCAGCATGCTGAAATTTATAACGAGGAATCATCTGACAGAGCTTTTGAAGAAGAAGTTATGTTATCTGGTTTCGCTAACGCACAAGTAAAAGGTGAAGGTGCTGGTGTTTCATTTGATGAAGCGCAAGAAACTTTCACTGCTAGATACACTCACGAGACTGTAGCTTTAGCGTTCGCAATCACTGAAGAAGCGATTGAGGACAACTTGTATGACAGACTTGCGTCTAGATATACAAAAGCTTTAGCAAGATCTATGAGTAACGCTAAACAAGTAAAAGCTGTTGACCCATTAATTAATGGTTTCACAACTTTCTTGGCTGGTGATGGAAAAGCTTTAATGGCTACAGATCACCCGACAGTTGCTGGTTCATTCAGTAACGAATTAGCGACATCGTCTGACTTAAACGAAACTTCATTAGAACAATCAATGATTGACATTGGTAAAATGACTGATGAAAGAGGTTTAAGAGTTGCAGCAAGAGGATTGAAAATGATCATTCCTTCTGAGCTTCAATTCACTGCTGAAAGACTTATGAAGTCTCAAGGTAGAGTTGGAACAGCTGATAACGATATCAATGCAATCGTATCTATGGGTATGGTTCCTCAAGGTTATAGAGTGAACAACTACCTAACAGATTCAGATGCGTTCTATATCTTAACAGACGTGCCTAACGGTATGAAAATGTTCAACAGAGCACCATTGACAACTGCAATGGAAGGCGACTTTGACACTGGAAACGTTAGATACAAAGCTAGAGAAAGATACTCTTTCGGAGTTTCTGACCCTAGAGGTATCTTTGGTTCGCCAGGAGCGTAATCAATAATTTTTGTGGCGGGACATAGTTCCGCCACAATCATAAAATAAACGGTGAGATTCATGAAAAAATTTATAATAAATATTTGGGCGTACAATCATCACGCTAAATTTACAGTAGAATCAAAAGATTCCCCAACAGAACTAGAACAATCAATCCTTGACAAACTTGGAGAAAATAGTATAGTTTGGGAAAACCTTGGAGTTAGTTATGACGACAAGGTAAATAGAATAACCTATGAGGAGGTTATAAATGATACAAGACCTATACAAAGCAAAAAGGTCCTTGGAGTTGAAGTGGGAACAGGAGCATCTGTCTAATGGTAGATACACTCTTGAAATGGTCCGAATCGATGACAAAGTTAAAGAAGTTATCACAAAGATCAAGCTGGAAGAAGCAGCAATTGCCCATAAGCAAAATACCGTCGAAGGTATTGCTCCACAAGTTTCAGTAGCTACTTAATCAAAAGCTACATCGCTGAAATGCATAAATACCTTAGGATCTCTTGCACTCTACTCAAAACTAGTATATAAAAACCACAACTATACAATTAATTAGAACATAGACGCGTATAGTCGACGGCCTAGAGACTATGTTCGGAAACTAGGAGGATATAATTATGGCAAATACTACATTTACAGGACCGGTACGATCGGAAAACGGTTTTGAATCTATAACAAAAAACGCAAGCACAGGTGCAGTCACATCTAATGCAGCCTATGGAAAAGCTATTAGAGGTGGTGTTCAATCTTTATCAGGAGCAGGTGCAGTTGATTTAACTAACTTGGTAACTGAGTTAACTACTACTGGAGCTAATGCATTAACTTTAGCTGATGGTACAACTTCAGGACAAGTTAAAATTATCAACATGATTGTTGATGGTGGAGATGGAACTTTAACTCCAGTTACTTTTGCAAATGGAACGACAATTACGTTCGATGCGGTAGCTGAATCAGCTACTTTAGTTTGGAATAGTACTATTGGTTGGGTTGCAACTTCAGTTCAAGGTGCAACAATAGCGTAATAAATAATTATTGTGGGGCTCCGGCCCCACATATTAATTTAAGGAGAATAATATGGATTCAGATCAAACAACATTAAATAAAACTACAGGTGCGGCTTCTGTTTTAAGAGCAGCAAGAGCTAGAGTTACTTCTATTCAAGGAAGAGGCGAAGCAGGTTCTGTTTTATCTTTATTTGATGTAGCTGATGCAAATGATGCAGCAAGTGGTAATTTAAAAGCTATTTACAGATATGAAACTGAAGGATTAGAAGTATATATTCCAGGTTCAGGTATCTTATTTCAAAATGGAGTTTGTGCTACATTAACTCAATCAGCTGGTACAGATGGCAGTGTTACGTTAACTATTACAGGAGCGTAAGCTCATGGCTAACACAACTTCTGAAACAACTACATTTGATAAAACTTTTTCTATTGATGAAATAATAGAAGAATCTTTTGAAAGATTAGGGATTCAACAAGTAACAGGTTATCAATTAAAAACCTCAAGAAGATCATTGAATATAATGCTTCAGGAATGGGGTAATAGAGGTATTCATTATTGGGAAATAGATGAACTTGATTTAGATTTAGTGCAAGGTCAATCTGAATATAAATTTTTTAGATCATCAGCCGATGGTACAAGTGCTACTTCAAATCCAAATGGTGTCTACGGAATATCCGATGTCCTTGAAGCACAGTTAAGATCAAATAGAACAGCAACAAATCAATCAGATAGTCCAATGACTAAAGTTGATAGATCTACTTACGGTGCTTTTTCAAATAAACTATCTCAAGGTACACCTAATCAATATTGGGTACAAAGATTTATAGATCATGTTAGTGTTAGTGTTTACCCTACACCTGATTCAACTAATGCATCTAAAGATATGCATTTTTATTATATAAAAAGAATTCAAGATATTGGATCTTATACCAATGCTACAGATATGCCTTTTAGATTTGTACCATGCATGGTTTCAGGATTAACTTATTATTTATCAATGAAGTATGCTCCACAATTAACTCAACAAATGAAATTAGTTTATGAAGATGAATTTCAAAGAGCATTACAAGAAGACGGGTCAGATTCAAGTACACACATTACACCTAAAACTTATTACTCAGGAACTTAATGTCTAAATACGCAACAGGAAAACATTCAAAAGCAATTTCTGATAGATCCGGTATGGAGTTTCCATATAGAGAAATGGTTAGGGAATGGAATGGCTCTTTTGTTCATTATACAGAGTTTGAACCTAAACAACCACAATTACAACCAAAAGGAATTGGTGGTGATGGTATTGCATTATTACAAGTAAGACCTGACAGAACGGAACCAATTACAACTGTTATGTTACCAGAAGATCCTTTTACAACTTATCAAGCTGGGTCAAGTATCATAAATGTTTTTGCACCAGGACATGGTTTAACAAATGGTACGACATATTTATTTAGAGGACCTCCAACAATTTCACCAGGAACAGGCACTCCAACTAATCCTGTGTTTGCTTATGCAGCAATTCCAAACTTTGATGGAATAACAGGAGCACAAATAACTCAAGGATCAGGTTATGCAATTACAACTGGACTTTATGATAATGGTGCTAGAGTTACAACAGATTTTTCTCTATCAAATTTCTTCTTCTTTACAGTTAATACAGATACTGCTACAACAGGAAATATAAAAGGAGGAGGCTACGGTTGTTCCGTCGGACCTATAACCATAACACCATGATTAAAAAATTTATTAACTGGATTAAAAATATATTTACACCTGAAAAACAAGATCCTCATCTTGAGATGTATGAAGAAGTAAGAACAGACAAACAAGAAAAGATACGTAGAAAACATGGAGGAGATTCTAAGTAATGGCTTATACTTTAACTAATCTACAAGATGATATTAGAAATTATACTGAAGTTGATGACGGTGTATTTACATCAGGTGTATTGAATACAATAATTAAAAATGCTGAAAATAAAATTTATAGAGAGACTGATAGTGACGATAATAGGTTTTATGCAACATCTGCTTTAGTTGTAGGTAATAGATATGTAACTATTCCAAATGATTTAAGATTTATTAGATATGCTCAATTGACTGATTCAGCAGGCAATCAAACTTTCTTAGAAAAAAAAGATACAAGTTTTATGGCAGAATTTTATAATACACCTAACACAGCTTCTGGTATCCCTAAATATTACGGCAATTGGGATGCTGAATTTTGGGTAGTTGCACCTACTCCAAATGCTACTTTTTCTATTACTTTAGCTTATGTTAAACAACCTGTTAGTATAACAAGCACAACATTACCAACAGCACTAAATCCAGCATCTATTATTGGAACTTATACAAGTAATAAATATCAAGATTTACTTTTATATGCTTGTCTGGTAGAAGCATATGGATACTTGAAAGGTCCTGCAGATATGTTACAATATTGTGTGCAGGCTTATGAAAAAGCAATGCAATCGTACGCGA